GTTAAAGTTACATCTGCAACATATGTTTTTATTCTTGAGACTTGACATTTTTTCTCTGTGCCACCTGCACCATCATCAACAATAATTAAATCAGCATCTGCTAATGCAGCACCAATATCAGACGCACCATCTATATCAAGTGCACCAATATCTATTTTGTTTGCTGTTGAAATAGTCGCTAATTTAGTATCAGCGATTGCTGCATCTGAAGCCACACTTGCATTGACCACAGCGTTAGAAGCTAGTTGATCAGCCCCTACAGCATCGTCAGCTATCATTGATTGTTCTACTGCATCACTTTGTATAGTCATAGCTCCATTAGAAGCTAGACCAATATCGCCACTTACCGCTACCTCTTCGTAGCTTGTGCCATCACCCACCAATATTTTACCTGAAGTAACATCTGGCATTATAAATTTAGCAGGTAAAGTTAAGTTATTATTTGCATCTAATACTAAGGATTTACTTGCAGGCATAGTGCAAAAAACAAACTTTGAACCTGCAGAAAAATTAACAGCATTGTCACTGTTAGAACTTGAAATAACTGTAGTTCTAGTTAATTGTGAACTATCTGATGATAAAGTACCTAAACCCACTTCAAATTCAGCATTTAAAACAATGCAATAATAAGTCGTATTACTATTACCGATACCTGCCGCAAAAGTTTCAAAACCTTGCACCGCACCAGCTAATGTTACCGTGCCTGTGCCTGTGGTCGTGGTAGTTTCTTTTACACGGTCATTGAGAACTAACGCCATGTGTCACCTCTATGCTATTCGTATGATTGCAGCAGATGAAGAGAAAGCAGGAAACTGTATGGTAAATGTGCCTGAAGTTGCTGTTTTATCAGAACCAAAATTTAAAACACATACTGCTGGATCACCAGAAGCTGTGTCGTTATAAATTAATGCACCTCTTGCTGTCAGACTTACACCTGTAAATGACAGATCCGCAAAATCAACTAACGCTGTGTCAGAAGATAATGATGTGCCACCATTTGTTAATGCACTTCCCCCTGAAGCATATTGACCGGTGGCTCCTACCTGATTATCTGTAGTAAACGATGTGGTTGATTTACCTAAAGTAGCACTACTGGTATACAGTGCTAATTTAAATGAATTCCCACCACTAGATTTAAAATTGTGTGTTCCTTCCAATAGTTCTTTTTTGAAGGAATTACATATTGCATTAGTTGTTATCGCCATTATCCTACTCCTTTAGCATTTGGTGATGGAGATGGAACTGTTATTCTTGGCACTCCATCCTCATACTGTCCACGTTTACGTTGACCCATTTGTTCCATCGCAAACTGTTGTATTTCTTCATTATACTTCTGTTTGTAAAGTGTGTACATATCAGCAGGTCCTTTTAAAAAGCTAAAGCACTCTGTAAGAACGCCGTGCAAAAGCAAACTCTCTTGATTATTAGATAAAAAAGTAGCGGTCGAACTATTAAAATGTGGTGGATCTGTTATGTAATTAAGTTGAATCGTAAAGGTCGTATTTGGCACCGGTGCAATGACAATGGTTGTGTCATCCCAGTTAGCATAATATTTAGGTGTGCCTGTAGCATCACCTGGATTAAATTCAGATATAAAACTTGTGTCTCTTTTTTCCAAAAAAATCCTTGTACTACTACTGGTTATTTGCACAGACCTCAAATAAATTAAATCATCCGGCATACTGACATATCTTTGTGAGGCGACTGTGGTTGATGTTTTATAAGCTCTTAAATCGTCATAATCGACCTTACCAGCTATATCAAGTTCAATGTTTCTAATGAATTGATCGATTAAGGTATCTGACAAAACATTAGAATCTACTTCAGTGTAGTTTCTAACTTGCGTCAAAAAATTAGCGTGTGTAATACTCATGATATACTCACCGTTACCTCGCCTACTTGCATATTCATCTGACGACGTTTGTTTTGTTCATCTGCGCTATCTGGCACACTTTGTGAATCCGTATCAAAACTTGCAAATAAGGCTGGGTTTAAATCAACATCTGTTGGTGCACTTTTTAAAGGTCTTGGATTTTGTAGGGCCTCTGCATCAGCAGAATGATGGCGCCTACGGATTTGTGGATGTTTAGACTCAAACTCTGATTTATGCACGAACGAGCCATTCCATTCTTTCACCATTTCTCTGTACGGAAACTCCATACCTGATCTATCAGATATCGCTTTTGCATATTTTCCTCTAGCGTACGGCATTTAGTTCCCCTGTGGATAGTAATTTTGCGGAGTGATATACACAGATGTGCGTTGCCCATCCTCTTCCAAAGCTCTTTTCAACTCATCTTCATAAATAAGTTTATTCTGTTGAACCAACTGTGGGTTTACTTTCATAGCTAAATAGTAAGCAAGTCCCGCTACCATGCATGGTATAAAACGAAACGCTACATCAGCTTGATTAGTGTAAGCTCCAACATCTTCAATTCGTTTAACACAATAAAATTTTAAATGTGTGTATGTACTTGCATCAGGTGTTTGATACAAAGTTATAGTTGGTGTGGTTTGTCTATCGACATAATATTCTGAGGGTTGTCCAGTCGCTCCCTTGTTTGGTTTACTAGCATAATCACTCCTTGAAATTTTGGTAAGTGATATGTCTGTAGTTGAACTTGTTGTTCCACTTGATGTGCTTATGTAAGCCTCTAATACATCATTTGTCGCTGACGGTGCAGAATAAGTTGCTGTACCAGAAGTTAAAGCTTGTGTGTTCAAAGCCACTTTCCACAAATGAATACCACGATTTCCCCACTCTGAAAACAAAATATTTAAACTTCTTCGAGCAGAACGAAGATCATTACCACTATTAGTGCGTATGGCACATCTTTCGTATGCTTCTTGAATGATATCATCAATATCTAAATCAAATGCTGTTGTGCCTGAAGTAGCCATTTAGTCTCCTAAAATACACCTTTAAATTTAGTTTTTTTCACTTGTGCACCTGTACCCTTAACTGCTATGCCTCCATCTTGAAAACTTGGTGGAACAGCTCGTCTAAAATCTTTAGGAAGATCACGTCTTCTTTGTTTTTTTACGTCATTCATATCGATGTCTTCAGGTTTTATAAAGGTATTATCCACAACTATTTTTTTGTAAGCCTCTTGTTTCTGACGCAGGTTTTCCGCTGGGTCTTTAACAGTTGCGTTTATAGTATCTAATGTTAGATTTAATATTAGTTTTCTATCATTTTCATAATCAGCCACCGCTCTTTCTGATTTTTTACCAGCATCAAATAATCTTTTCACAGGCACTTTCTTTTCTTGAAGTCGAGTGCCTCTTCTCTTTGTTTTTGTTTTCATTTTTCTAATTAATTCTGTCATGATATCTCCTACAATATTTTTGTTTTTTTCTTTCTACCTATTTTACAACCACGAGCTTGTACCATGGTGCCCTTTCTGGCATAACCCATTTTAGCAACTACGTCTGGTCTTTCCTTTTTCAAAGCAGCTAGACCAGGTTGTTTTTCTGGATTAATTTTTGTTAGTCCACCATCTTTTCTTTGCCCCATACGAACACCGGCAAGATTTGTTTTTCTTAAGTCTATTTCTTTTTTCTTAGCTTTTGGCTGGGATTTTACTTTATCTATTGCACCGCCTAACGGACCTTTTGGCCCTTTAGCTCCACCCATAATGTCTGACACTTTAGGTCCTTTTGTTTTTTTAACAATGCTGGTTTTAGGAGTGCTGGTTTCGGGTTTAGGTGATTTAAATTGTGGACCTTTTTTGCCTGCTCTTTCACCTCTAGTTTGACTTCTTTTATCTTTTCTAAACTGATCTGCTACATAATACGCAGTGGTCAACGCAGCCACTGGTAATCCAAGTTTACCTACCGGTGACTTTGCACCCTTTACTACTCCAGATGCAATTTTTTTACTAGTGGTTTTAACTTTTTCAGTACCTTTTTTTACATTCGTTTGAACTTTTTTTACAAATTTTTTAACCTTTTTTTTTCGTTCGGCTTTTTTTCGTTCACCCCTTAACTTTCTTCTATCTCTTTCAGAATAACTTTCACCTGGTAATCTCATCGTAATCTCCTAAATATCTATTAATCCACCATAGTATTTTTTATCTATGGTTCTCACATTTGTTGGTTTACCTCCAACTCCTTGAGCTTTCGCCCTTTTTCGTCTAACAGCAGAGCGAATTTGACTTTTGCTCATGCTTGCAGCTTTTGAAGCTGGAACACATTTTGGGTACTTACGTTTTGAACCTTTTGCACTCTTACGTCCGCACTTTTTGTAACCGCCCCCTTTTTTAGGAGCGCCTATATCAACCCAATTTTCACTAAACCATTTCTTTAAACTCATTACATTAAATCTTTATAATAAGCAGCAGCAGATGGATTACTCATATTCATGCCATCAATATCAACATCTATAGGAGAGCCCATTACATCTCCAGACTCAACAAATGTTCCTTCTTTAGCTGGTTTTGGTCCACGAAAATCCTTACGTTTTACACCGCTTGGATCTTTGATTTTACCTGCACATACTTTACTTGCATAAGCATTTGCATACGCACTTGGGTACACATCAAACTTACGTTTTGCCGCAGCTTTACCTCTCGGGCATAGCTTTTGACCTTTCTTTTTAGCCATAATAACCTCCAATTCTTACTAAAATATTAACAGTTTTTGTAGCCTCTATCTAGACCGACCTCTTTTTTTACGGCCGGCACAGTGTGCTTTTTCACTAAATCCCTTAGGGTTTTTACAATTAATCTTTGCTTTACGTTTCTTAGACCACTTCTTTTTTTGAGGTGGGGTGTTGATTTGTTTCGACATTGAGCCTCTTGTCATTGCCATTTTGTGTACCTCACTTTACCGTTTTCATCTTTTTCTGCTAATAAATAGCTGTGACGATTGTTTTCATGGTTTACATACGATACATGCACCCAACCAGAGTTAAGCTCTTCTGGGTTATGAAACTCTAAAATGACTTGGTCAAATGATAAACTTTCAAAAATGTAATCAGCTAATTCTTTGTTAGATACGCCAGGTATCTCAATATCAGCTGCTTGACCTCTACAATGTTGTGATCTTGAGGATGAGCCTATTTTTTGACTTAACTCAGGTGAACGATATCCAGACGATATTACAACAGGTTTATCAAAATAATCTCTTATTGGTTGAAGCACATGAACACAGAGTGCTTGTAAATTATCAATATAGTGTGCCTCTGGATAATTGTCTATGTTAAGTCTTTCAGCTGTTTGAGATTTAGTGAGTTCTGCTAAAGTAAAATTATTAGTTAGTCTCATTAACCTCTCCTTGCACAATAATTGTGTTTGCGCCTATTTTATTTTCTAATTCTTGCAAGCGTGTTTCTAGTTGTTCTCGTGTCATACCCTCTAAAGTAGAATGTTGGATTTCTTTTTTATCTATGAATAACCCTGCAAGCTGACCTGAGCGATATTCTGAGTTTATTGCGGCCGTGTATTGTCCCTTAGTTTCAGCTCCATCTCTAAGTCGTTCAAATGTTTTGTATCTGCGAAGTTTATCCTTTTCATACTTTTCTGACTCTTTGGATAACATTTTTTCTAATACACGAACAATATGCGGACTTGTTTTAGGATCAAGCATTTTGCTAGCCATAACCGCTGCGCTTTTTTCATTCTTTCCATAGCCTGCTTTAATTGCAGCCTCTGTTTGTGAAATCAAACCCCAGTTTTTAACCAAGAGTTTTAAAAAAGTTTTTTGCTTGGTGGTAAGGTCTTTTTCAGTTTTTAAGGCTATAGGTTTACTTCCCATTTATAAAATACACCATAATAAAGCGACTACTAAAATAGCAAGTGCTATATCTTTTTTCATACACACATTACAGTCTTGCCATTTATCTGTAATCATATCTTTGTATTTATCAAATTTTCTAAAAATTTCTGTTAACATTTCCATCTCCTTCTCGCCTGACATATGCGTTTGTTTGGTGTTTTACTACAGTTTATATTGTGCATTTTAGCTTGTCCTGCACTTCTTGCACAAAATGATTTTCTCCTTTTGGCTGCTTTACTGCCAGGTTTTACTTTACCTGTTACGGCTGTTTTAAGTTTACTGCCTGGATTCATACGACGATAAGCCTTAACACCAGCTTTTGTCATACCAGCACCAGCTTTTGTGGGCCTAAAATTTCTTTTGTTGCGAGCAGGCATGCCTCCCTTTGAGAAGCCTACCAACTCATTTGTATATTGTTCTACTGTAATATCCATAATTAATCGTAGTTTTTAATAAACTCTGCAATAACTGTGTAAGTATTACCAGAATCAGCTGCACCTGGCACGACAAAGTTTACATCACTTTGGTTTGAATTAGATGAAGTATTAGCTGGTATTCCACCAAACTCTCTGAAGTCCCAATAACCTGTATCGACTAATGTAACGATTGGAATATCACCATCTGAGTCTTCGAAGTCTAATCTAGCAAATGAATCACCACCATCACCATTAGCACAAGACCACCATATTCTTTGTGGGCTTACTGTGGTGACTGACTGTCCATTTGTGTTTGCCGCAAGAGCGGATACATCAGCAAAAACTGTTGTACCACCTGTGCCATCGGATTCGTTTACGATTTTAATGACTACTCTCTTATCATTTTCTTGTAAGATTGTAGGTCCTGTTACTGTATCTGCCATAGTTTCCCTCCTTAATTAAGAAACAAAGTGCCTCCGAAGAGGCACCAGTTGTATTACGCATCGTAGCCTTTTAATTCAATTAATAATTTACCAGCTGTATAATCTGCATCTGTTGCATCACCAGTAGTTAAATATAAGAACTCGTCAGCAGCAGGTACGGCTGTAAAGTAAACTTTACTACCTAATGTTGCGTCTCCAGCGTTGACTAATAATGTTTCTGTTAAGTCACCGATAGCTCCGTCTTCAACTCCTGTACCCTCTGTAGCAGAATGCACGTTAATATCTGGATCTCCACCAGCAGGTGCCTCAAAACACTCCATGCTACCTGTTAAGATAGTGCCGTTTCTTGCAGCTGTGATTTGACCGATGTGACAAACTAATGATGTACCGTTAACACCAATGATATCACCAGAACCTGTTGATCTTAATCCTGTTAAATCAATTAAAATTTGTGTAGTAATAATACCACCACTTTGCATGACAGAACTTCTATAAATAGTTCCTGTTCCTGTGGTAATACCAGTGCCCGCTTCAACAGGCATAGTATTGGCATCAAAAGATGCTATACCACTAGAGTCTATGCTTGATTGTGTTGTAAAAGCACCAGTTGTTGCATTCTTACTAACGACTGTAAAACCGCCCTCTGATCTGACTGGTCCCGAAAATGTTGAATTACTCATAATTATCTCCTAAATAAAAGAATACAGTCTTTAGGTCGTCGACTATAGGCGTCTGTATTCATATTTTCTATAGTAATTTAATTATAACCAAAAAAAAGGGGGCTCGTAAGCCCCCTTCTTGTTCCCTCCAAAGAACTCTTTACGCAGCGCCTGGAGTTCCGAAGATACCTCTTGGATCCGAGAATCCAAATGAATATCTTTCTCTTGCTTTGAACCTCACGTTACCTGTATCGAAGTCACCTTCCATAGCAGTTTTGATTGGTGCTCTAACAAACTGTTTTAGTCCATTAGGTGCATCAGTCATGATGAAGAAAGCATCGGTGTCAGTTAGATAATGGTTAACTCTATAACCTTGTGGGATCATACCCATTGAAGCCATAGCGTTGATATCATTATCGGAAGTACCGACACGCTGTGGTGATTTAAGAATCCTTTCCGCTGTGAACTGAAGTTCCTTAGGAATGATTAATTTAACACCTTGTAACGCAATTTTTAGACCTCTTTCGTCAACAAATGCAGCAATGTCAATTAATGATTGCTCAATTGATGTCTCTGAAAGGTCAGATGCAGTTGATAACTCGTTACGGAATGTACCACCATTGGTTAGTGGATGGTCTGTAGCACAAAGCTCTTTTCCATCACCACCAGTGAAGCTACTGTCAAAAGCATTATTTAACACGTTCGCAGCTTTCACTTGTTTAGTGTTTGCCATGGAACGAGCTAACGCTCTTGTGTAACGACCTGCAAGCCTGTCGTATAAGTTATCTTCAATTGCTTCTTCTGTAATAGCAAAAGCCATTGCGATAGTTTCATGTGTGTACCTCGCTGTGAAAGCTTCGTTTGCTTGGTCGAATGATACGCCAGCACCCTCAGATTTTACAGGAGCCGCAGCGAAACCTGATAACATGACTTCTTCTTCGAACGCACGATCTGATGTTTCAGACGCAAAGATTTCAGCATGCTCGTTTTCATAGCGGTTGTACTCTAAGCCAAAGAGAGCATTTAAGCCAGGCTCTAACTCTTTGACCAATTGGGATCTTGATATAGCCATAGTTAAACCTCCTTAAGCTAAGCCGGCCCCTTTCTGGCCGAATATGTGGTTTTGAATTACGACTAACACATTAGTATTTGCACTAGAAACATCCGAATTATTTGGATCTCTAGAAATATCTATAGCCTTGAGTGGAAGGTTTGCAGTTGTAGCACCTGTGGTTACATCTAATTCAGCTCCAGAAATACCTGTTGTGGTGCTTCCAGATGATGTATACACAATATCAAAGTTACCAAATAAATCAGCAACTGGGAATGTGTCATCAGCTTGAATTTCGAAAATAGCCATAGGGTCATCAATTATAAACGCTTCAATGTCAGAGGCATTTGTGCTCGCCGGATAAAAATTGGAAAAAGTTTCTTTTCCAGTGGTAGGGTCTGTAAAACGACAACCATTAAAAACACCTACAATCGGAACAGTTCCACCGTCAGCGTGTACTTCTACACCACCACCGGTTACTTGAGCGACCATGTCGCCTTGGAAAATTGCTGTTCCGTAGTTTGCAGCTATTCTATAACGGTTTTGCACGTTTGTTGCAGGTCCACCAACTCGACCTACCAGACGCATACCAAAAGCAGAATCTTGGTTTGCCATAATAATAACTCCATTTAAAAATTAAACAAATGTGGTTACAAAAGCTAAAAAATTAAGACTTTCTGTTACCACCAAAAGTTACACGAGACTGTCTGTCGATATTTACAGGCATCTCTGGTCGTTGTTCCCTCAAAATGTCATTATCAACGGCATTTACTTGGTCAACAGTAATTCCACTGAAATACTGTTTGCGTTGCTCTACAATTTCTTCAGGTATCCTTGCCAACACAAGGCCACCAACTCCGATAAGTCCCTGATACTTGCCTTCATGAATAACTGGATACTCGTGCTCACCGATTTCATTGTGCACTTCCTCTGCTCTAACAAACTCCCATCCTTCTCGAAGTTTTTTAGAAACATTAGCTGTATCAATAAATCCAGCACTTTCTACCCTAATCCACCTGTGACAAAATCCTTTTGGTGCAGGGGGTGCATCTAAACTTGATGGAGGAGCCCAAGGCTTATTACGAGTTTCAACTCTGGTTTCTTGAGTCCTGCGTGAGGTTTTTTTCTTTACATCATCTGTCATATCGTTACTCCTTCACGAATTTAGCGTATTCTTCTAGTGGCACCCCTAATTTTTTAGCTATCGCTACTTGTGAACGGGTGAGTTTCACGGTTTTGCGCCCTTGCTGTTTACGCCCCGCCGAGGCAACAGTTTGAACGGGTTTTTTCTCCTCAACCTCAGGTTCAGGAGATGCAAACTTATTTGGAAAATATTCCTTAAGTCTGGTATCTACTTCATTGTAGTATTCGTCAGACTCTGAGTCAAACCCCTCCTTGACAAGTTCGTTATGAATTGCAAAAGCAGCATTAGTCATAACTTCATCTGTGCCAAACCATTCATTTTTCTCTGCCCAACTTTGTGCTTTTGCACTAGGCTGTGGTTGAGTAGTTTGCGTTTCTTGAGGTGGTTTTTTTGTTTCTTCTGTTTGTGCTTCCTTACTTTTTTTAGCTTCTTCCATTTCAGCTAAGCGCATTCTAGCTTTTTCTTTTTCAACTGCTAGCCTTGTTAACTCATCATTTGCCTCAACTATTTTAGCTGAGTCATTAGCTTCAATGGCATCTTGCAACTTGATTCTTACTTGCTCTCTTTGGGCATCAACTCTTGCATCAAACTCTTTCACAAAGCCTTCATCTGATGATGCTGTTTGTTGTGTGGCCGTGTCATACTTTTCCTGTAAACCCTTAGCATAATCTATAGCCGCTTGTTCACGACGCTCTGCTTCACGCATTCTACGAGTCAACTTATCAATACGTTTTTGTGTTTTTTCGGATATATCTTGTAAATTATCTTTTGGTTTATCTT